CTTTTCATCGAATTTGGTGCTGTCCTTCGCCGCCTTCCAAGTCGCGAGGATTGTAGGCTTCGCAAGGCTACTACCGGGAGCGACAAGTGCTTCTGCATCGCCAAGAGCCATTTTGATAGCACTCTCAATATCCCTCTTGCGAGTATCGAGCGCGCTCAACTCCTCCTTGATTTCCTTCAATTCAGCACAACTCTGCACAAGTTCCTCGTCAGCCTCTACCGTCTTGCCAATGATGTGGCGCGGGTTCTTCAAAAGCACATCATCTACATTGATTGCAAGCGGTTCAATACCGCCAACGATGTTGTCAATCCAAAAGCGGTCAACCTCTTCAATCATATAGTCGTAGAACTCTTTGTCAAACGCCAAATCGCGATAGCCGAACTCTCGACCCATAGTGAGCCAAGCAATTGCACCCTGCTCTAACTCGGCGACACCTAACTGATATTGGAGTTGGCAGAACCAATGCTGTGGGAGGCTGTCGCCGTCCACCTCCATTTGGGTCGTTTTACACTCCAAAATGCCCTTGTTGCGGTCTGATTTGGGTCTGCCCGGTATCCAATAGGTACGGTCAGGCGATACGCGCAAATACTCCTTCTCGTTGTTTACTATGAGCCAGTCGCCAGCCGAAGCCTTGATGATTTCCTTGCCCGTTTCATCACGGTAAAAGAGCGAAACGGCATCTTCCAAGTAATGCCCTGCTCGCATAGCAAAGTTCTCAACCTTCGGAGCGTCAAGCCCCTTCTTACGCCGCCATAGTTGGTATGGCGTTTCATACGGGTTCAGACCGAGGATAGTTCCAACCTCTGACGAACCGATACCGTTCTCACGGTGGCGTAGCCACTCGTGTCGGTCTTTTGGTCTAATGATTGTGTAACTCATAAGATTGTTGTTGTGGAGCGTTGCCCCGATTATTACTCAACGATTTCGCCCGTTTCGGGGTCCACATTGGCTGGCGGCACTTGCTCGCCCTCCTCGGCGGTCTTTACGGCGCGCTTGGCGGCAGCAGTTGCCCTTGCCTTTGTTTCCTCCGACTTACGCTTGGCTTCCTCGGCTTGCTTGCGTTCCTCTATGGGCTTGATGAACGCCTCCTGTACGGTGGTCGTACCCTCCTTGATAGCATTCCAAAGACCTTTCAACTCGAATAGACGGTTTTTGTCTATCTCCTCAATCTTGCTAATATCGAAGAGGTCAAAAATCATCTTGTCGGTTACGCCCACCTTCGCAAAGTTGGCAAGGCAGTTCTGGCGACCTGTTTCGAGGTCGATTGCTTGACCGAGAGCCACTTGCTTAACCTCCTCAATAACCTTCTTTGTTACCGCCTTCGGAACAACTTTCAAAACCGCGTTGCGGAAGGCAATAGCGGAGGCAGCGTTGCCCGTTACCACCTGCATATCCTCCGAGTAGGTTCGACCTTTGCTGTCCGTAATACGGCGTTTAACCTCTACCGATACCGCCACATTAGTTTCCAAATCGTGGCAGATACCCTGTGCGGTAATTGTCTTGCCGTCATTGCCAATTATGCGGGTCTGAACTCGAAGATTGCCCCACGCACCTGCGATAATCTCTGCCATACGAACCGACAGCCCCTCAATAGCGTCCCCGTTACGGCGCAGAACATAGAAACACTCCGAGGCTGTTTCGGTGTCCATAGTCGCATAGGTGGCGATTTGGTTCAACACCTTCGGCAGTTCTCGCGGGTACTGCTTCGCTGTTGAAACCTGCATATCAACCTCGCTGCGGTTGATTGCTTGCAGCATTTCTGCTTGCTGAACTTGGATAATTTCACTCATAATATGATGCTGTTATTTTGCCCTCTTACTGCTTCGGGCGTTGCATTGTGGGAAAGGGCGGACTCGAACCACCAACCTCCGCATCCTCTGCGGTACTCTACATTGAGCTACCTCCCCGTGCGTCTATACGAACATTCTGTTTACCTCCTCCCAAGACGAGAAAGCAGGGTCAAGACCTGCGGTGCGCCAATCAAAATTCTCCTCGGCTTCCTCCTCCGCTACGGCTTCATCGTATCTCTCTTGAAGGTTGTCAATATCTTCTTGGAGGTAGGCGAGGAACTCGGTTTTGCTGTCGTCGGTGTTGTACTCGTTCTGAATATCCTCTTCTGACATTGCCGCCGCCTTCGCGTAATCGGCTTTTAGTTCATCGAGTTCCTGCCCCAATTTGTAGCTGTTCATAATTGACCCCTCCAAAATTTTAAGATTTCACTACCGAGATAGAATTTGCGGGCTGTTGGCTTACGAAAGCCGCATTTGATTAGCCCCTGTTCCGTGTATTTGCGTAGGCTGTTGCGATGGATACCGAGTGCCGCCGAAGTTTCTGTTACCGAATATCGCCCAGCCGCGTTTACCTTCGGTTCTATCGCGGTTATCATACCTCTTCCTCCTCGTTGATGTGGTTATCCTGTGGCGACTCCTTTAACTCGCGCCACGAGAGTTTGAGAAGATACCAAGACAATACAAGGAGAGCCGCGAAGCACATAGCGTAGAACACATCAGAGGTCTGTATGAAGGTTCTCACAAGGTTGAACAGCGAGAAAAATACAAACAGCACAGATGCGCATACTTGAAACCACTTTTCAATTTTGTCCATTATATCCATAACTCAAATAGATTAAAAGGTTTATTACTTTGCTTTTGTTGCGTACAAACCGTTTGTTACCAAGATGTGTTTTACACCCGGTACGGTCATTGTTTCTGCCCGCGCGATTATCCCAAATATGCGGTGCGGGGCTGTGTCGGGGTGTTTGTTTGAAAGGTCAAGGAACATCGCACAGATGCGCTGATGCTTGTCTTCTCTTGCCTTCTCAACAGGAGTTCTCAAATCTGTCATTGTTACTTGCTTTTTACTTGTTAATGTTAGGGTTGCCGTAGTTCGCTACATTTGCCATAATCCACTCGTATTCATCTTCGGGAAGCAATGCGCGAACAAAATTTGTTTTGACCACAAACCAATACCCTCTGCCCTTACAAGCGTATTGTTTGAGGATTTCAATTAGCTGGTCGTAGTTGTCGCCAGCAAAGTCCGATTTCCAAAATGTTACCTGTCCGTTCATTTTTTGCTCAACTTTTTAGTTTACTTCGATTTTTATTTCTATTTTTACAACGATTTTATAAACTATTTGTAAAACTTGATGCAAAAATAAAGTATAAAACTTGAATTACAAAATTTTTTCAAGCAAAATTTTAGTCTGATACTTAAATTTTCTTTTATATGACTGATAGCGAGCGAATTAGGGAACTGAAAAAATTTACAGGGCTGAATTTCAGAAAGTTGGCAGAGGAAATAGGATTGAATACCGTTCAAACCCTTTACGACATCAAGAACGGCAAGCACGGAATTTCCAAGGAAGTTGCCGAGAAAATTCAAGCACGATACTTAAATATAAGTATTGCTTGGCTCCTGACGGGAGAAGGGGAAATGCTTGTGGATAATCAAGTAATACAGAATAATCAAAACGGAGATAACATACACGGTCATTCCGTAACCGTAAACAAGACGGAGAAGGACTATTTGGAAATCATAAAGACGCAAGCCGAGCAGTTGAGCAAGAGCCAGCAGCAGATAGACCGACTATTGTCAATAATCGAGAATATGCAGTAATGATAACAATTCAAGAATTGCTCTACAATAGGGGGCTTGAAAGAACAGCCCGCGTCAAACTTGTTAGACACAAGGATAGGCGGCTTGACCTATATAATATGTATAGGACAGACCGCAGGGCGTTTTTGGAATATCAAAACACGCAGAGCAAAGATATATTCAAGGGGGTCGATTACATTGTTTCTTTCATTGGGGAAGAAGGGGTACTTGCCCGCTTTGTAGGCGTGTATAGAATAGACGGAAGAACAAACAATAACGGCTCCTATGTGTATTCAATGACAGAGGTAGAAGGCTACGAGGATTTGAAGGAAAGGGTAATAATTCGCTGGGAAAATGCTATATCGTGGCACCAATGGATTAAAAACGAAATGGAGATTTTGGAGATTTCTCCGGGACTGCACTACAAAAGGTTTACCGACTACTTTGAACTGATACTTGACTTCGCGGAACTGCAAGAGATTGTGATAAATCAATATGCCGATTGGCGCAGGGTTCTTTCAGCAGTCAAAGGGGTGTACCTTATCAACGACACCCATACGGGCAAACTATACATCGGCTCTGCGTATGGGGAAGACGGGCTGTGGGGGCGTTGGTCTGAATATGTTTCAACTAACGGACACGGAGGGAACAAGGCTTTGAAGGCTCTCATTGACGAGGATTGGGAATACGCTTGCAAGCACTTCCAATTTTCAATACTAATGCTCTTGCCGAAGACCGTAACCCCGGACGAGGCTGTTCGGAAAGAACAACTATTCAAACGCAAATTGGGAACAAACTCATTCGGACTAAACAATAACTGATATGAACAATAGACTACTCGAATTCATACAATACAAGACGGGAGGCAAGCAAGCCGACTTCGCGGAACTTATGGGCTGGTCGCCCCAATACCTTCATAAATTATTGAAGGAGGGCGGCATTGGAATACGCCCGATTATTTCGTTGCTCGAAAAGTTCCCGGAACTCGATGCGCGTTGGTTGCTCCTCGGAGAGGGCGCAATGATAACAACGGGCGCAGACGAAGTGAAACAACACCTCTTGCGCCTTTTGGAGATTGAAAAGTATATGCCCGTGATGACCCCCGAAGAGTTGCGCGAACTGCAAGACGGGAGAAGTGAATTTGACGCTGCTACCGTAGAACGCTGGGCGCAGCTGCTTGATGAAAGGAATAGAAAAATTCAAAGTCGCTTCGATGCGGCTTATAAAAAACAGAGAGTATTATGCAAACAGAACGAAGCCAAAAAATAGTCCGCCGCTTCTTTGAGGCTATTCAGATATTGAAAGCGAACAAAATCATTCGAGGGAAGCAGACTTTTACCGCTCGTTATGGTATCAACCGCTGGAATTTCAACACCTGCGAAAAGTCGCCCGAAAGGGATATTTTTCAAGTGGCGTGGTTAGAGTGTCTTGTAAACGATTACAAGGTTTCCGCCAATTGGCTGCTAACAGGTAATGGAGCGTTCTTTGACTTGGGCTGGGACGGCGAAAAAGTGAAAAACCTGCAAAAAACCTGCAACGGCGATAATCGACAAAAATAA